GAATCACAGCAAAGCTTTCCGTTTCAGTATATAATACCACAGGGAACAACGGTATTTACTTAAGAACAAATGAAAGATGCAGGCTGGTTTCCTGAAATTGAAGAATTATGAGAGGGTTTATATTACTTATAATCGCTTTGCTTTTATCGGTTGTTTTGCTTCCGGTTGGCTTTATTTTTCAAATAATTGTGACATTATTTAAGGGAATAAACACTTACCTTTTCACAATCGCAAAGTCAATAGACCAGCTCGGTAATGTAGTTTGTGCGGATTTGTTTAATTACACAATGATTAAAAAGAACGGTTACCGATTTGGTAACGAAGATGTGACGATTAGTCACGTTTTGGGAGTTAATAAACGCTTTAACAATCTGACTTATACCGGCAAAGCATTAGCATGGTTATTAAATAAAATAGAAAAAGATCACGTAGAAAAAGCGATAGAATATGGCAAAGATTGAACTGGGTATAGTGTGGCTGCTTAGCTTATTGACATTCGTAACACAAAGCGATGTAATGTTTATTTTTTCGGTAATTGCATCGAGTACCGTAATTGTAAGAAACGTCCCTCATATTGTTAAAATGTTTAAAAAGAAGTAATATGCCAGAATGGTTAAAAAGACTGACAAAGACTGATATAAGAAACAGCCTTGCAATCATTATTGTATTGGGTTGTTTTGGTTTGATGTATTTATTACAGGTGAAAGCAATCCCTGAAGAGAATCACGATATTGTAAACATAGTTGCCGGGTTTATCTTTGGTGGTGCATTGGCCGGGGTGGTTGGATATTATTTCGGAGCAACAAAATCAGATGCATCAAAAAAGAACGATAATGAATGACAAATCAACAAAATACGTCATTTTGTGGATAATATGCATCATTTTTCAGTCATGCTTATTACCAAAAAAACTTGACAAGTTCTTTAATAAGAAACCAACTTTAGCAGCTCAAAAATGTGTGCAATACTTTCCTATTCGGGAAACTATTGATACGGTTATAGTGGTGGATTCGACCACTTTACAGGCTTATGAAATGGAGTTTGTTTATTTATATCAGATGCTTGATTCGATTTTGGGCGAGCAGGTTAACGATAGCATCAAGAAAGAGATTGTGACTATCTTTCAGGAAAAGAAAGTGCCTGTTATTAAATACAAATACATAACAAAGGTTCAGGAAAGCAGCGCCAAATGTCAAGTATTACTTGACAGTATGCAAAACATACAAACAGATTTAGACGGTTATATTGAAGGATTAACGGCTGAAAAAGAGCATTACGGCAAAAAGTATGCGGAGGCGAAAGACAATGCCGATAAATATAGAACGCAGCGCAATCGTTATATGTGGTGGCTGTTAATTGTTTTGCTTGCTTTATTCAGAAAGCCTTTGATTCGTGCCGCTAACAAATTAATCACAAAACGTTAAATATGCAACTAGCACCTTTGGATCTTAGTTTCGATATGTTTGTGGCGCTTTTTTTTTGCTACATTCCCCCTTTTGTATTCTTTTACTTTGGGTGGAGAGCCAGCAAAAGCGGAAGCATCCAAAAAAAGCAGCGTCCTGGCATGCCTCCCGGTTATTTTGAGTGGGGTGATTCAGAGGAGAATGTTTCCTTTTGGAAAACCGGGCAGTTTTATATCGGTATGCTTTGGCTGTTTTTCGGCTCCATTTTCTTTTGGGCCTTCCTTTGGCCTGATCATTCGGACGTTTGGTTTGTCAAGTAATGACTTGACAAAATTTGTCAAAAGTAAAACTATATGCTTACTTTCATCCTTCCTGTTTTGTCTGCTATTTTAGCGGCTTTTATTGAATGGCTAAGGATTGCCGGCCAAAATGGTAAGGTGGCAAATGTCAGCAAATTTATATCCGTAAACATTGCAGTCATTCTTTTTATCGTTTGCCTTGCTTTATCAGTTGACTACTATTCTGTAGTCAACCCGGGAGACGTTTTAGTATATGCTTTATATTACATCGGTTGCAGGGGTTTGCTTTACGATGTGTGTTTAAACATATTTAGAGGCCTGCCATTTGATTATTTCAGTAAAACAACAAACAGCTTCACAGATAATTTGAGCCGAAATTTGGGCGGCTTCTGGGTTTTACGTGCGGTTTCTCTTATAACATTTTTAATTTTTGGATACTTATGGCTATTGTTAACATTAAATATGATTTAGCCGATCCTGAGGATGAGATGGCTTTGCAGCGTGCGATGAATAGCTTTGACATGGCTCTTTACATTTGGGAGATTCTGCATAACGGCAAAAGGCAATTTAAGAACAGGGAAAATATAGACATTGATGATGTTTGGCAGTATTTATGGGAAGAGTTAAAAGATCACAAAATAGATATTGATAAACTTGTTGAATGAAAAAAATTGATCTCTCAATAGAATACAGGAAAAAGTACGGAATGAAAATGCCTACTTTGACACTAGCGCGAATCATGTATAAAGAAAATATTGAGTTCTTCAAATCAGTTGATTCAGCAAGGTCTTCACTTAGACGCTTAGAGGGAAAAGTTGGCAAAGCGGAAAAAAAATATCTTTCAAATAAAGACTTTATAATGAATGAAGAACGGCCAAAAAACCCTTGGAAACTGCCCGAATCTGATGAAGCAAAATATGAGCCGTATATTTTAAAGGCAAAGAAGCTTGCTGTTTTATCAGATATTCATGTGCCTTATCATTCTATTTCCGCTTTGGAGTGCGCGCTCGACAAAATATATGAAGAAAAGCCAGATGCCATTCTTTTAAATGGCGATACGGTGGATTTTTACGGCCTTTCACGTTTCCAAAAAGATCCACGCAAAAGATCAGTCGCACATGAACTACAGGCTTTAAATGAGTTTCTAGACGTATTGCAGCAATTCGAAGCAAAGATTATTTATAAGCTAGGGAATCATGATGAACGATATGAACACTACCTGATGCACAAAGCTCCAGAGCTTTTAGGAATACAGGAGTTTGAATTTAAGAATCTATTGAAAGCAGGCGAAAGGAAAATGGATGTAGTTGGCGAAAAGCGAATAATAAAGGCGAATAAATTAAACATCATTCATGGCCACGAATACCCTTCCGTTTTTAGTCCGGTAAACATTGCACGCGGTCTTTATATGAAAGGTAAAGTTTCAGCAATGCAGGGCCACAATCACCAGACTAGCGAACATACGGAAACGGATATGAATGGTGAAATAGTTACAACGTGGAGCTTAGGTTGCCTTTGCGAATTGAATCCGGCTTATATGCCTCTCAATCGCTGGGGACATGGCATGGCAATAGTTGACTTAGATGCAAACGGAAAAGATTTTGAGGTTAGGAACTACCGAATTTATAAAGGTAAAATCTTATGAGTGAAGAAACACAATTACCTGAATTTCCTGAATACACCGGCTTTGAACTGCTAGATATTATCAGCAATCAGCTTGAGGTTATTGCTACCCTTGCCGATTTAACTGATGCCGAATACCGTACCTATGAAGATGAGCTAGATGACGTTAATACAGTAAAAAGAAATACCTTTAGAATAATATTTGCAGCACAAAGGAAACTACTTAAACACGTTAAAGAATATGAGCAAAGGAACAACGATAATAAGGAAATTTGAAGGTTTGAAATTACAAGCCTATTTATGCCCTGCCAATGTTTGGACAATAGGCTACGGATCGACATTTTTCGAGAATGGCAGCAAGGTGCAACAAGGTGATAAAATTACCTTAGAGCGTGCGGATCGCTTGCTTTTTGATATGGTTAATCGTTTTGAGACAGGTGTAAAAGGAGTTGTAAAAAGCAATGTTAACATCAATCAATTAGGTGCGCTTACATCCTTTGCTTTTAATGTTGGCATAGGTGCGCTACAAAAAAGCACATTACTTAGAAAAGTAAACGCAAATCCAAACGATCCAACAATTAGAGCTGAGTTTATGCGCTGGACTAGAGCCGGGGGCAAAGTATTAAACGGACTTGTAAGAAGAAGAGAAGCTGAGGCTGCCCTTTACTTTTTGCCTGTATAATCTTTTTTAAACTCCCAATAAACACCCAAACCAGTAAGCAAAAAGGAAATAAGCGGTATTAATATAATTGAGGTTATCATAACGTTGCAACGGTTTTAATATAAAGATCCACATTGAAATAAGTGCTGCCACATTTAGGATAGTAAAGATGTTTAAAGTCGCGGCAATATGAACCCATTGCCTGGCGCTTTATACCTAGTTCATCCGCAATATCTCGCGGTTTTCTGCCGTCTTTTAAATACTTCACAATCACTTCTTTTTCTTCTGAGGTTAATGGTTTTTTTCTCATTTTGTATTTTTTAATTGGTTACAATATATCTTTTCTGATAAAACGGAGGTATTGGGCAGTTTACCTTTGATCTGTCGCGCATGTGAATAATGGTGGAGTGATCGCGGCCCAAAAACTTGCCGATACTTTTTAACGTCACGCGGTCATATTTAAGGAACAAATAGCGGACAAAATGTGTCCTCGCAGCTACAAGCGGCTCCTCTCTTTTAGTCTTTGCGGTAACTGGATCTAGGTTATGCAGCTCACATATTTTAAGCCATTCGCTTTCCATATCGGGAGAAGTAAGCAAACGATCCGGTAAGCCTATTTCCCGTCTTACAACGGTGCGCGTTTCGTTTACGATACGCTCAATCCTATTGAGTAAAGGCTTTGGCACTTTCTTAAAGAATGGCTGCAGCTCCTGTTCAATTAATTGCATTGATGCTTCCAACTTCATTACTAATCTTTTTTAAATGTTTCTTGATAATATTGCTCAGGATTGTAATCGTGTTTCCTTCCCCATTCAGTATCTATATAATCGCTATAGCCTTCCTTTATACCTTCGTTTACTGCATCTATTATTTCCTGTTTGTGCATCTTTTTGGCTTGTTCAATAACATCGTGCCATACTTTAGTATGTTCTCCGAATACTTGCTCAATTAGAAATTCTATTGATGTTTGTTTCATATTATTTTTTATCTAATCCGTAAAAAATGCCAGCGTAAAAAAGTTCTGTGAAAATAAGCTCCAACATAGCAGGATCGTATTCGATAAATATTTCGCAAAAGCTCTCTTCTTCTTTTTGCTTTACGTTTGTTATTTTCATTAAGTTACATCTGCAAGCTTGCTGAATGTATTGCAATTTGTCTTTTGTAATGATAATAGATAATTCTTTCATATAATTATATCTTTTTCTGATGATAAAATAAATACTTTAAAGCCGTTTTGTGTTAATTGATCATGTCTAAATTGCTGCAGTTCAGTCGGTTTTTTGCCGGGTTGTTTGACCTCAACAAATACCGTTTTGCCGCCTTTTAAACACATAAGATCAGGGATGCCATTGCAGTTTGTTTGGATAAGTTTTACAACGATCCAGCCTGCATTCTCAAAGCGTGCTTTGATCTTTGTTTGTATTTTGGATTCCATATTGAGATATTAAATAATTGCTCCATTGATCTGCCATTGCTTGAGCAATGCCTGGAAATGTTTTTGATCTTACTTTGCTACGTTCATCTTTTGGTAACTTAAATGAATCTGCAAACCATTTAGGTTTTGTTTTGCCTGATTTATGTGTAATAAATTCTCCTTTACTAACGTGTGTAATTTTATCATCAAATAAGTTATGTGTTTCATTATGATATAATATGGGCATATTTTTTAACCATAAGCATGTTGTTTTTTGCGCTTCATCTCCAAAGTAGTAAGGTTGTATTTTTTGATCTGGCTTTCTGTATATCTTACTCATTATTCCTACAGGGTTCTCAATAGCAATATGTTTTATTGGTGCGTTTACCATTGCCATAAAAAAGTCAATACCTTCCTTTTGTCTGCCATCCTTTCGCTTTTGTTCAAACCATGCAGCACCTGATACAGCTAAATGTGTACAAGGTGGAAAGGCAATCATTGCATCCCAATTGTCATTGATTATATCAAAAACATTCCCTTGATAATGCTTTGCGTTATGGTTTCTGTTTTCTTGCAGATCGCAACTCCAAGCATCAAAACCGATTTTTTCAAATCTTCCTCTTACTTCGTCGCTTTCTTCGCAAGCTATTAATATTCTAATATGTCTCATATTAAAAACTATCTGCAAAAAGTCCGATGATGATAATAGCAGCGAGAAGGTAGGCCGCCTGTCTGTTGGTTAAGTCGAATGATGATTTGTGCATGGTTTAGGTTTTTAAAAGGGGGCAAAGCCCCCGAGGGTTAATTAATTTATTTTATAATGAAAAATCTTGTATTTTAATCCCGTTTGTAGTTGGATAATTGCCGCATCCATCTTGCCATACTTCCCATACAATACCATTTACATTGTAATAGGTATTATTACCTTTCATTCCGATATAAGCATTTTTTCTATTGTTATGAATAAAATTTGAGGCTGCAATCGTCATTTCTCTGTTGTTGTAAATTGTTGTTGTCATGGCTTTTTTGTTTTGTTACACAAAGATAATACTTTTCAACAAAGTGCAAAACTTTTTTTAATATTTTTTAAAAATATTTTTTCAGTCGGCTACATTTTGAAGTCATCCTATCTCAAAGTCCTGTTTAAAATAACTTAAAGTATAGTCCTTCTTCTGCTTCACCATTTTATAAACTCTCTCCTCAATGCCGCCTTCTGAGAATAGCCAGATCACTTTACAAGGCTCCTCCCGGTCTTTGCTTTGCATCCGGGCGCGTGCCTGCCAATAAGAAACGGCGCTAAAGTCAATATTAAGCATTATGAGAGCCTCCGCTGTTGAAAGGTTAATGCCTTCACGTCCGCTGCTGATCTGTGAAAGAAACATCTTAGAATCGCTCCCAGCGAACTCCAAAGGATCTGAGGTAAAGCGGTCCGCCCCGAATGTCAGATACAACATATGCTCCTCCGCCCTGTATTTGTAGAAAATAGCAATCTTCTTTCCTTTAAAATTCTCTTTTATCCAATATGCTTTTGTGCGGTCAAACACTAGGGTTTGTTCTTTTTTGTCGATAACCGTACCGGAATACACCTGATGAAGCTTAGACATAAGGGCGGCGCCGGTATCTGCTAAAACTACGTTGCCATTATTGCCGTTAAAGATCCTGTCTTTTTTAAGTTTGTCTGCAAGGTAATAAGTGGACGGCTCCATCTTAATTTTTACTATTTCCTCAATTACATCCTGTTTAAAGCCAGCCTGCTCCTGGGTGAAAGGAATAATTAAATGATCTGTCATTTGTTTAATTTTAGTTTGGTTTGCGTTTGAGTAGTCGTTTACTTTTAATCCTTTGAAATACTTGAGCTGAATATCCACATATTCAGCGGCACAAAAAGCCTATGAAGCGGCATTTTTGCCAGTTCCAACTATTGCCAGCCCAGCCCTCGGAGCTGCATTTGCCGCGGTTGCGGTTGCTACAGGTTTGGCCAACGTTGCCAAGATCAACGGAGTAGAATTCGCGGAAGGTGGTTACACCGGTGACGGGGCTAAATATGATGTGGCCGGGGTAGTTCACAAAGGGGAATACGTCAGTCCTAAGAACGTAGTTCAGTCACCCGCAGCACAGCCACATCTTGCGGCCCTTGAAAGAATGCGTAACGGTTATGCGGATGGTGGGTTTGTTACCAACAGGTCTATTGATACAAGTCAGCAGACTCTAATAATGGCTAATGCCTTACGTAATCTACCGGCTCCTGTAATAGGTGTCAGGGAAATAACACAGGTTCAGAATAGAATTTTTGTCAGGGAGAAAGCAAGCAAGATATGAGCATACTATCACAGAAGTACAATATTCCAGATGATACCGTCAACAAGATGATAAAAGACGGGGTTATTTCTTGTTCATGGGCCGGATACGATCAGGTTTTTGAACTGCATAAAGCCG